GTTTGTAACCGCGGTTTCCGCTGTGGCCGTGAACCAACTGGCCATTGGCGTGATTCTTGGGATTGGCGCCGCAGCGTTCATTTGGCGCGCGTACCGCCGCGTGCGAGTCGGCTCGGCTCCCGTCGATGACGGAGGGTACCCGCTCCCCTTCCGCCTTGCGCTGCTTCCAATTCTCCTCGTCACTTTTGACGCCACAGTGCTCCCGCGAGCCGCGCAATGGAGCCGGGACCGCGCCATTGAACATAGCGTCCCACTCATCACCGAGATCGAGTCCTTCCGGCAGCGCCGCGGACATTACCCTGTTTCCCTGCAGTCCCTAAATCGGGATGTCCCTACTGGAGTCGTCGGCATCGAGAGGTTTCTCTACGAACCGAACGGCGAAGCCTATAACCTATTCTTCGTTCGGCCACACATCGAGCTGGACGCCCAAGAAGTGGTCATGTTCAACCCTCGCGATGAGCACCGCTTCACGTCTCACGAATTGGACCTTCTGCAATACGACGGCGAACACCTGGACCTGCGGCGCGGCGACCGGCGACGCACCCCGTTGCGCCAGGCGCACTGGATGTCGATCTTGTTTGACTGAAGTCGCCGGTTGCCGTGAGTTAAGTCTGGATGACCAGGGTGAGGTCGCTACCAGGATCCGGCGAGGCGACAGCCAGGATGTCGAATGCAACGTCGTCGCCTTCGTAGAGGATCGGCGTGGGCCAAATGGTGGGCCGGATGCGTTCGCCGGCGGCGTGGTCTTTGGTCAGGATGGCGTCGAACGTCTGGTTGTCTGGATCGACGCTGATCACACGGACGTACTCCTCGTTCGCGCCGCCGGGATCGAGGAACACGAAGCCGCCGGCCACGAGGCCGAGCCGGTTCGCGCCATAGGAGGCCGTCTGCAAGGTCTGCGGATCGGGCCCGGCAGTCACCGCCGAGATCAGCACCAGGCCGTAGTCGGCATACGGCAGACGGCGCGTGGCCGGGAGCCCCAAGCCTTCGTTGTTCACCAGAAAGTCATAAGTGGTCTTATAGGCGTCCGGCAGAGCCTGCGCGATGCCCATGTACTCAAGCGGCTCCCACGTCGTGCCGCCGTCGCGGCTGATCTTCACCAGGAACGCCGATTGTCCATCTGTCGTGCCCCGCTGGAGGTAGGCGTAGACACAGCGGATCGACGCGGCGTCCTGCACCTTCATCGGGATGACGACGTTTTCCTGAACGGTGAGCGGGCCGGGTACCTGGAAGGTATAGGCGCCGCCGTTGCAGGTGCGCAGGCCGGGCATGTGGGGCTCGTTGTGGCGCGAGAGCGGGAAGACCGTGAAGGGTCCGTAGCCGAAGTGGTTCGCCACGCCGGCCAGCGCCGCCACGATGCAGGCGCTCGGGAGCTTCGCCTCGATCCTCGCTGGCAGATCCGGTGTGCGGAAGAAGCCCTTGCGGACGCTGAAGGTGAATGTCTTCTGGTCAAGCTTGTAAAAGCGGATGCCGGCAAGATGGGGGCACCGCAGGGTGCCGAAGGTCGCCTGCCCTTCGGGCACGCCCGGGTAGGCGCGTTGCAGGTGAAACTCGCCGCTCGGCACGGCGTCGCCGGGCGCGCCGGGGCCGATGATCTGGGCGCACTCATAGGATCGCCGGCCGGGATTCGCAGGGTCAGCGGACTCGTCATTGAAGACAACGAAGTCGCCTACCCGGAAGACCCGTTGCGTATCGGGATTGACGGTGCAGACCACGGTGACGGGGTCGGTCGCAGCATCGATGGCGCTGTCGATGGACGCCCAGAGATCGGTGGCCAGTTCATCCACATAGTAGAGCGCCAGCGTGATCTCGTGCGCGCCGACGATGTTGGCGTTGCCGGAGGCGTCAGGCGCAACGGTCATGTCGTCGATGGCGAACATGCCATAGTCACCCAAGCGGGGAACGCCGTTCAGCACTCCGGGAACGCCCGTGTCGATGAGCACTTCCTCAGCGGGTGGCTCCGGCACGACGTCTGCGGGCTTCGGGCCGTTGATCAGGTCGTACATCGAGTCCTTCGTCGTGCGGCCCTGGATGTCGATCGAGTAGTCGCGGTTCAGCCGCCAGCCGGTCACACGGAATTCGCCGACACCGCCCGGTATGTCCGGATGGGTCATCGAGCAGACCATACCGGGCTCGGTGTTGAGCGCCAGGACCGTTGTACGGAAACTGATCTGACGCGCCTTCTTCCACTCCCCCGGCGTGATGCCGCCCAGTTCCTCGCGCAGACGCACGGTGATGATGCGCGCCGCCTGCGACTTGGACGCTGTGCCGGAGAGATTCACCGTTGACTTCAGGAACAGTGGACCTGCGCCGCCGCTGATGAGCGTGGCGTGGTCGATGTCGTAGAGCGAGATCGAGTTGGCGACGAACTCAAAATCCTCGTCGGCGAAGTTGGCAGTCAGATGGTTGAACGACGGTTTCAGTGGCGCGAGTTGCAGGCTTCGGAACAGGATATTGCCTTCGGTGAACGCCTCAATCGCCGAGGAGTTCACGCGGACGCCGAGCTTCAGTTTACCGTTGGCGAAGGTGTAATAGCCCAGGCAGTTCATCAAGACTTCCTGGAGCCAGTCGCGCAGCGGTTTTTCCTCCTGGAGGACGCCGCGGAACTTGAATTGAGTCTCCGTGCCCGTGCCCACGAGCTTCGACACTTGCCCGTCGCAGATCGCCGCTGCGGCGACCGCCACCTCCACGTCGAACAGAGTCTCTGCGAAATCGAGTTGCTCGGTGGTGGCGCCCGCGCCAAGGCGCAGGCCTCGGGCGCGCAGGAGCATGTTGACCGCGATCCAGATGGGGTTCGTCAACGGCGGCCCGTAGACGCGCACGCCTGGTGAAGTCCATACCCAGCCGCTCAGCCCCTGGGCGACGACGGCTTCCATGGCGTGCTCGCTCAGGCGCGAGAGCTGCAATCCCTTGGCGTCCGAGCGCCGGATCATGAGGCACGCCGTGCCGGCCGCGCGTTCCGGGCCGGCGTCCGTATCGAATCCGAATGTGGTTGGATTCGGATCGGAGCCCAGACTGGTCATCAGTCCGAGCGAACCCGGGTAGCCGTGATGATACTGCCCGTCGAGCTTGTGGCCGGTGCCATAGGCCCCCAACGGACCTTCGCCCACAATGCCCACGGCGGCGTAGAAGTCACTCTCGTCGCGGCCCGAGGCGATCTTGCAGTTCACGGGCATCGGCGAATCGGTATAGATCTCGGGCAGGACCTGATCGTAGATCGAGTCGGCCACGAGCGAGACTGAGGTGAGCGTCGAGCGGCCGAAGCCCCACACGCCGGTCGAGTTGTCCTTGATGCGCACGCCATGCGGCTTGGCCATGATGCCGCCGTAGTAGTCGTTCATGCCATGGGCGCGGCAGCCGTTCGGGGTGTCGAAACCCTTGTCGCAGCGGGTCGGGTCGGCCTCGGGGAAGTGGACGAGATCGAGCGCGCCTTGGGTGGCGAACGGGCACGACGCGGAATTGAACGGCTTCCAGCAGGTGCGCGAGATCTTGCGCGTCGGGTATGGCAGGTTCAGCTCGTAGAGGCCATCGGCGGCGGTGACGCGGAACTCGGGGCCCGAGTCGCAGGTCCAGTTGACGATGTTGCCCTTCCACAGGTCGAGCTGGATGCCCGTGCCGACATGGAAGAGGCTGAAGGCGATTTCGGCGCGAAAGAGGTCGACGTCGTTAGCCAAGTCACGCATCACGCGGTCGGCGTTGCCGAAGGTGAACTGGGCCTCGTCGGACTCGTTGCCGATGGATTGCGAGATGCCGTCGAATTCGACGAGGCGCGCCTGGTAAAGTTGGCCTCCGACCGAACAGCGCCGGTCGGAGACATAGATTGCCGGGTAGCCGGGCTCAAGCGGCTGGATGCGGACGAGCGGGATGATCTCTTGGACCTGCGAGAGCAGCGCGGTCTGGAGTGCGGCGGGCGGAAAGCGGTTGACGGTCTGGTTCAGCGGGTAGAATGGGCTGGTCTGGGGGATCTCGACGAGCGTCACCCCGAGCGAGCAGGCCCAGTCGGCCACCATCTCCCAGGAGAGCGGCTCGTTGGCGAAGCGGCAGATGACGGGCGTGGTCCCCGTGCCGTTGTCGTTGGGCGCGTTGTAGGAGAAGGCTCCGTAGGGACCGTACTTCGACTCCCAGAAGTTGCGCAGGGCGATGCGCTCGGCGTCCCGGAGCCACTGCTTGCGAATGGTGAAGCGCCGCGCGCCGGTGCCGACGAGCATGCGCTGTTCGATCTTGGCATTGCCGCTGCCGAACTGGTGCACTACGACCTCATGGTCGCGGCGCACCTCGAGCGGATAGTCCGGCACGAGCGGGAACACCCCGCTCGGCGCGATCTCCGGGACAGCGATGTTGCCGATGTAGTCAGGCAAGTTCGATCAGCTCCAGCGAGAGATCGGCGCGCGCGAGCGTAACACTCTGTTCCCACGGACTGGCGAAGCGCACGGTGTACCGGCCCGCAACGGCCTGCCCGGTCGGATCGTGCCAGAACTTCGGGCTGGTTTCATACGGGTCGTAGAAGTAGAACGGCTCGGCCGGGCCCTTGCGGGCGTCATAGAAATCGCGGAGTGCCGACAACTGCGCAAGAGGTAGCCGCTTCGCCAGTCGCCAGCGCTTGCGGCTGTTGGCCGCCTGGACGGAGCGCTGCGATTCGCCGTTCCGATACTCGTTGTCGAGCGCCGGGTACTCGCGTTCGTGGACGAAGACGCGCGAGAGGCTTGCCGGCAGCACGGTGAGCGGCGCGGCGTTCTGAACCGAGCCCGGCATCACGCAGTCACCAAGTCGAGCAGCCGCTGGTCCGGCCGCACCCCGATCTTGCTGGCGACGAAGCGCGCATAGTTCGCCGGGTGGTTGCCATCCGCCGAGGGCGCATACACCCGGAACATCTCCTCAATCGTCGGCGACTTGCCCTGCGTGTAGCGCCCGTCAAGATACTGTCCAACGAGCACGCGCAGGATGCGCCAGCCTTCCTCGATCGCACGCCGGCTCATCACTTCGCGGGAGGCTCCGGGAAACCGCTCAGACGCCCACGCGACGAAGTCCACATAACCGCGATGAGTAGGATATGGTTTGCCGCGCGCGTCGCGCCACTGCCGGATGTTGCCGGGGTTCGCGTTCCTCTGGGCAAGGGTCGGCTTCGCGGCGGTGACGTAGAAGCCCTCCATCTCGCCGATCGCCCGCGCGATCTTTTCAATGAGTTCTGCTCGCGTCATGACAGGATCAACCCTGGGCTCAGTTGCAGCCCGGTCATCTCGCGGCGGCCGGCGCTGGCTTTGGTTGCCGTCATCGCCGCTGATTGCACCGCGCGCGGATTCTCCACCACCACGCGCACGGTTTCCTTCTCGAAGAACTCCTTCGCTCCGGGCACGGTGATGTTGATCACCGTGGGAGCCGCCGCGGACGACGGCGCGCCGCCGCCGATACGGTCGAGGACTAGACCGCCGGAGCTCGACTGAAAGAGGCTTCCGCCCTGCTGGAGGAGCGACACGGGGCGCACGGTGGCGGGGAGTCCCGATGTGCTCTGGCCAGTCGACAGTGCGTACAATTCGACCAGGTCGCGGATCTGCTGGCTGCGGATCGCCATGTCGAGGTTGCCGCCGAAGCCCTGTTTGGCGATATTCACGATCTCGGCGAGGATGTTCTTCTCGCGGATGTCGACGCCATAGGTCGCCTTGATCTTCTCGCGAGCCTTCTCCTGTGCGCCCTTCACAAACAACCGCACCAGCCCGGCGACCGCTCCGACGCCAGCGCCGATCGCCGCGCCCAGTGGACCCCCGTACTTGAAGCCGATCATCGCGCCGCCGGCGGTGGTCATGGCTAGGCCCGAAACGCCCCCGCGCTGGAGGCCCATCAGGGCAAGCGTCGCGCCGCCGAGCAGAGCGGCATTCGACCGGCCAAGAGCCGACAGCTTCTGGCCCATGGTGGCGGCTTCCCAGGTCACCGCCTTACCCGGCGCGTACTGGACACCGCCGCCGAAGCCGAGAAAGTCCTTCCACCCGCCGAGTAGTCCACTCCAGCCACTGCCGCTCTTCGACGGAATGAAGGGAGGAGTGCCCCACCCTCCGGCCGCGCCACCGGGAATGGGACCACCGCCGCTGCTTTGGCCGAAGACCGGCGCTGCGCCCACGCCGAGCAATCCGCCGAGCCTTCCGAGCGTGCCCCCACCGGAGGCGCCTCCGCCGGCTAGCGAGACCCGCGTTCCAGTAAACAACTGCATCAGCATCGCGGCCACGCGTGAGCTGACCACGTCCTTGATGGCGGTCAGCAGGGCGGTCTTGAGCGAGTTGCCGATGGCCGCCCAGAGGGACTGCGACTTGGTGAACAGCGCGTCGAAGACTCCCTCGGCCTGGCGCTTGAAGGAATCGAAGATCCGCTGATTGTGGTCCCTCACCAACTGCGCCTGGCGGATCGCCGCGTTCTCGCGCGCGCCCTGGATCGCGGCGTCCGTGGCCTCCTGCTGGAACCGCCGGATCTCATCCCGCTGTGCGGTGAGCTCGGCGATCCGTGCCTGGATTTCATCAGCCCGATAGCCGAGCCGCTTGAGCTGCGCCTCTTCCTCAATGACCATCCGCGAGG